CAGTAAGATTGTATCATAAAAAATTTTACCTAAATGGTCTCCCCATGTTCCACATCACTAGACTCCTTCTCCTACCTTTCGTGACCGGTTTTACACGATGCCAAAGATGCGATGGGAATATTATTACTGATCCTTTACGATTAATCTCTTTAGCTGTATTGATTACCGGAGACCCCTTTAGGGAGTTTCTATAATCAAATTGAAGTTCTCCACCCTCATATTCCTCTGGTTCAGAAAGTTGAACCGTCATTGAGAGCTTCCTAACTTTACCGTTATAGTTAGGGTTCTTACTTACAATAGGGGTAGAAGCACTATCACAATGCCATTCATAAAACTGTCCTTTCTGGTACGTTGTAATTTGACATGGTTCCGACCAATCCCAATCAAAATTCCAACCTGCCTTGGCATTAGCACTATATATAAAAGGGTGAAGTTCTTTGTATATCCAAGTGTCGCCTAACCACTTGACGTCCGAGTCTCTTGTATCTTTAAGTTTCTCTTCTTCTATTTTGGACAAAGGGAATCGACTAAGATCTCTTGCAATCTCTCCTATCACAGCCATCTTACTTCCTTGATTTTCTGCAGTTTTTATAATTGTATCACATACATTTTTAGGAAGCCCATGGGTCCAATACCAATAATAATTATTTAAATTCATTTCTATAATTTCCCTTCCCAATGTAACAAACAATTTATCTGGTTACCGGTGTTTGTGCTTATATAATAATTTAAACTGGCCGGAAACATGTGAAAATGATTGTCTTCCAGAGGTAGGCGTATAATTTGGTCATTCATATTAAGTGCATGATCGTACTCAATAACCAGATCACAAGAACCTTTTTCAACATCAACCCCATAGATCATAATATAGTCAGGAGGGTCTTTTTCTTTTCTATGATTTCTTTTAAGAGACTGTTCTCTCGGAAGTAATAGCGTGCCATATACGTCATGATTGAATAGAAATGAACCTTGATGCTCTACCTGATAATGCTGACGTATATAATCCAGTAACCATGAAAGAGGTTGAGGGCATTCTATTTTAAAATTATGGTATCCGGGCCATGAAGGACGAGGGTCCATTCTATCCTGGGCAACATATGCACTACAGAGAATTCGTTCTTTTAACAAGGCTCGATCAATTACTACATGTTTTACTGAACCTGTATAAACACTTTCATCTTTTAATAAAATTTTTTTCATTTCTTTTCCACGTTAAAAGAGAAAGCTAGTATATATCTTTCTTTAAAAGTAAAATCAGTTGCGATAGCGTGAAAACGTTTTGCATTATACATTAATAACCGATTAGGGTAAGCCCCAATAGTACTATCAGGATATTTATCACCAACCTGTTCAAAAAAAGCAGTCCCCCCACTCGAAGTTTGATCAAAATATAAAATTGCAGTCAGATCAGTGTGGTCATAATGAACCAGAGCCCAAGGTGTATTGATTTTAGATTTTTTAACTTCTTCAATGATTGCTTTTCTAGCAATAACATAAAAGGTTTTTTTATCTATTTTCTTTTGAAGAATATTTTCAAATTTAGGAATAAAAATAGAATGATATTTAGTATAAGCTAGCTCATGACAAGGATAGGCTTGAAATCTATTACCATAATAAATCCCAGCAGGTTGATAGGTGGGTTTATACTTTAACTTTGGAAGAGAAGCTTCTATTTTGTTAAATAATTTCCAATCTAGCCATTGAGGCTGGAGGTAAAACGATCCATTAATTAAACTCTTATACATCTATATCTTTTTGTATAGATATATACAAAAAAATTAAGGGGATCAAGTATGAGAATTATAGGTTTCCGTATGGATTGTCTGCAGCCGTATATGGACCGTCCCAACTTGTTGTTGATTCATTCCACACATACATGTTGCCATCATTAGGCATCGGTGTAGGGGCTTCCCAACACCAAGTTGTTTCATTTAAAACCCAGCCTACGTAAGCCTGAGGTCCATAAAATTTATCTTTAACAGGATCATAGGTCCACCCTATTCCGGGATAATTACCCCGAAGAGCTTTGCTTTGATCATCAGCTAATACTTTCTCATTGTTTTCATTTTGGTCCCAATACTTACCTTCTCGTGTATTGTATGAACATTGTTTCCACATATTAGCTGGCCAACCATGAATATTTTCTAAATGAGCCTGACCTAGTGCTTCGTCTTCTGGGTCACCCATATGTTTATTTTCGACTGCAAGAACTTGCAGTACTTTATTTTGATCTGATAGTTTTGCGAAATAAGCCATAATTTTTATGCAACATACGTGCCTGGAGCATTAAATAAATGAATTGTACAACAACCACATGTGCTCGTACATCCAGAAGTCGTGCATGAACAAGCAGTTGCTCTTATGATAACTAATCTTCCTGATCCACCAGCTCCTCCAGTACCTCCCCCCTGAGGGCATCCATCTCCGCCATCTCCAGTATTTGCACCACCAGCTCCTGCGGTGCTTCTACCATTTCCTCCGGCTGAATAGGTTCCTGCATAAACAGGCGATGTTCCGCCAGCTCCTCCAGTTTCGACAGTTCCAGGAACTGCTGCACCAAATCCTCCCCCGCCTCCAGCGGGATTTGCTTGATTACCTTGGTGAGTAGATGATCCTCCATTATTTCCTTGTGGGGGACTCACGGCTGCTCCGCAACCACGTGTCCAATTTCCGTATCCTCCAGTTCCTTCTCGTGTTGCTCCGCCTCCGGAACCACCTCTTCGACCGCTATAAGTATCGGTTCCTGGGGTACCACTTCCTGAGGGAACTCCGGGATTAGCTAAATTAGCTGTAGGTCCACCATTGCCTCCTCCGGTAGATTCGGCTGGTCCAACAGAAGAAAATCCTCCTACTGTAGCATCATTGGGTGCACCTCCGCTGCCACCGGCACCTACTGTCACAGGATAAGTATCTCCTATAATTATTGGAAAAGCTTTAGTTTGCTCATCGCGAACGCCGCCGCCACCGCCACCGCCGCCATTTTCCCATGAGCCTCCTGGTGGTGTTTTTCCGCCTCCACCAGCTCCTCCGGCAACAATCAGATATTCAACCAGATATACTGGTTTACCTCCGCGACCGAAGCCGCCTTTTGATGCTGCTCCAAACGATCCTAATATAGGCATAAATATTTCTCCTCTCTACTACGCATTGAATTGCGTTTGGGAAGCCAGCACTGTAAATGCAGCGCTCCCCGTTTTAATTACTGTATATGTGTACGCATCAATAGAATTTATATTTCCTTCTGAAGGTGCTGAACCGCCCTGCCATTCAGGTGTGTTAGCTCCTCCATCGACGGTCACAACGTTATTATAATAAGCTGTTCCACCTTGAGTTACTAAATGGGCAATTGTAAGTGATTCACCCGTGTCCATAATGTCATTTAAGGTAGTACTACCATCTCCTCTAATATTTAAAGTCCAGTTAGCTGCTGCAGATGACGTAAAATACGAAACCGCTTGTGTAATTACATCATAGTCAACTGTTCCAGTAGCTGCCGTAGCGGCTATTGTACATACTTCTGTAAGTTGTTTAATTGCTCCAGCTCCCAAAGTTACCCGACCAGTTCCTAAAGGAGTAATATTAAGATCAATATTTGTATCCGTCGTACTAGTAGAAATTGCTGAAAGAATTGGACCTGAACCTGTAGCCGCATTTGTTATTTTTAATTCATTGACTGGAGTACTTACTTCACCGAAAACAAGATTTTCATCTCCTCCGCCATCGGCAATAAATCCGCCATCAACGATTTTCGGAGCGGTTAAAGTTTTAGTTGATAAAGTTTGTGCACTAGCAAGATTAACTAGAGTATCTGCCCCAGTAGGAATAGTAACGGTCCCACTATTAGAAATACTAGAAATGATTGGTAGAGTTAAAGTTTTGTTTGTTAAAGTTTGTGTACCAGTAAGAGTAACATCACCAGATCCAAAGCCGGCGTCGACTATATTTGGATTAGTTACATCATCGGCAGCCGCATAAATTATTTTAGTTCCTTTATCAGCAGTTCCCCACGTAACACTAGAACCTGAACCAGTGACATATTTAAATTGAACTGTGTATCCACCAGTTGTGCCATTTTTAATTATATAAAAAGTTTGAACATCTAAAGGAATTGTTACTATAAAATTTTCACCAATTGACCCTGTAAATTCTATAATTCTGTGTGCAAGAACAGCACCTGCTGCTCCATCTGAAACAGATAAAGTAGTGGGAGTTGATGAAAGAGCTTGAGTAGTATAACCACCCGAAATCTGTTCAATAATGTCCCAGTTAGTATTTGTTAATCCTCCCCATAGACCGGCCTTTTCGCCAGTTGTCATAAGTTGAATTCCGAGGGCTGTATAATTTGATGCCATAATTTTCTCCTTAAGCTGAATGTTCTATATCTGTATACGCAGTGTAGCCAGTTATGTCAACATCTTTATAATGTAGTGGGGACATACCCGCGGACCCTAGAGTTCCACTCATTTCAAACCCTGAAATACCAACCTGCATATCTGTTATTGTAAAACTTCCTAGTGAAGCAGTGATAGCGAATCCACTTAATCCTACGGCCAGATCTGGAAAACTTCCAAGACTGCCTTGGCTAGCTGTTATACCAAAACCAGTTAGATCAACTGATTGAACTATGCCTGCTGCAGGCGTGCCTACAGTTCCAGTGATAGAAAGACCCGTTAGACCTTGTACTATATCTGTAATTGTTAAAGTTCCCAAAGACATAGTAGCAGCTATGCCACCTAATCCTTGAGTATGATCAGCACCATTATTAATGGATAAACTTCCTAGAGAAAGTGTTCCTAATAAAGACTCAGTAAGAGTAAGTTCAAAATCGTAATTTAGTGTTGGAGTTCCTAATGATCCTGTAATTGCGAAACCTGTTAATGACTGTCCAATTTCTATGTTTACTGTACTCTGTTCTCCCCAAGCATCATTGCCCCAAGTACTTCTACCCCAACCTTCAAGACCCAGTCCGGTAGTCATTTCGAATCCATCTAGTATAACGGTAGTAGTATTTTCACCCCAGTTACCTGTGCCCCATTCATCTCTACCCCAGCCTTCAATCGAACCGGCATAAGGTAAGGTTCCTAAAGAGCCTGTGATTGCAAAGCCAGAAACAGCCACGGTTGGACTATTACTATCGCCCCACGGTAGGAATAAAAGTTAAACTATCGGTACCCCAGTCATCATCGCCCCATGCTTGTCTGCCCCAACCATCTGTAGCTGCAGAATAAGCTAAGTCACCTAAGGATGCCGTAATTGAAAAACCGGTAAGAGAAAGGTCTATATTATTTTGCTCATCCCAATTTCCGTTACCCCATGATAAAGCGCCCCATGTACTCTGAGTGATGTCTAGAATACCACCCATTGAAATACCATGAACCCAGCATCCAAAATAAAAATCGGTTGCAGCTGTAGGCGTAATTTCTATGTAACGAGTAGTGGCTGCGTTAAAAGTTGTTGTATTGGTATAATCGGATTCATTGCTAGATCCGTCTAAATAATAAGTAACGCCGGAAGAAATAACTCCAGCTTTAAATAAAGAAAGAGTAACGCTGTTGGAAGTAGAAAAAATTAAAGGATGGCCGTCATTCGATGATCCTGATTGCTCAAGTCTAAGGACTCCATCTGAAACCCATGGAAAAGTAAAACTTGCTGGTTGAGAACCGTTAAAAAAATAAACGTTGCCCGCACCACCGACTTGATATTGAGTACCAGTTCCGACTGCGACTGTAATGGTAGCCATAAGGAGGGTCTCCTTATGACGTTATTCTAATAATAGCGTCTGATGAATCGTTAGTTGGAAACTGAATTGTAAACGTTCCCGAAGAAACTGTTTTATCTCCACCAAAATCGATAGAACAAACAGCTGCATTTGTTGTCAATCCAGAAATCGTAGATGAATTATAAATTAAACATCCTCTTGCTGTGAAAGAAGCTGATGTCCATGATGTATCTGAAAAATCTGTGTAAGAAGTAACCGTGCTTTTAGCTACTCCAGTATTAGTTAAAGCGTTTCCGCCTGACGTGTATCCTGAACCTGTTGTTGTGACTTCGTAAGTATTTGTAGGATCAGCAGTAGGAGTAGATGCAACAACCCACTGAGTTGTAGTTGTTCCTAAGTTAGCGTCGCCGGAAGAATATAAAGCTATTTTAAAAGCGCTTCCTGCTGGTGTGTCTCCTGCAGCATTGAAGCTATGATAGCCTCCTAGTAATTCTTCTTTAAAGGTATTTTGTAATACTGATGAAATTGCCATAATGTTATTCTCCTAGTTTCTACGGTGACGGAGAGTTGACGGGTATTCTAACGGTGCCGTCAGTATAATCATCTCGTCTTCGTCTACCAATTTGCACTCCTGCAAACTTCTGTATTTCTTGTTTATATTTATTTTCATATAATGTCAACATGTCCATAGGGCCTTTTAAAAATCCATAAGCCTCTACTAACGTAGCATATAATAGCCCCTGTGGGAAGTACTGACTAATATAAGTTCCAGATGTTTTAGTCACTAAACTTTGAGGTACCATATCATAATATATTCTAAAAGAATAAGTAGCATCTGGCGTAGGAGCTACATAAAGTCCTCCTGAAGTGGTGTCTGATACTGCTGTGGCTCCTCCAAACATTGCATAATATTTAGGAAAACCTGTGACATCCTGAGCTGTTTGACCTCCTGAAGAACCTGTTTCTCTATCAACATATTCACTTAAATAAGTTTGATCCTTTTTCTGTAACCATTCTCCAGGGCCTGTAGTAGCTGAGGTACTATTAAAAACTTCTACCCCACGTACAAATACTGTTCAGCTAAATTTCCTTCACTAACAAATCTATTATTATCACTAGGGACATCATAAAAAATTCTAAATTCTGCATTTTCAATAAATCTGCCTAGAATAGCACCAGTGAATACATTTGAATCTACTTCAGTATAACTTCTAATGTCAGCTTCTAATTGTGAAAGTGTATATCCGGCCATAATAATTATGATCTATCGTTTACGGGTCCACCGAAAACGAAAAATCCTCCTCCTATTTCTACACTAGTCGCTGCGTTTGCTAAAGTAAAACTAAAACTATTACTTACCGGCAATGTTGACGGTTCTCCTGCATAAGGAATAGTGCTGTCAATCTTAGTTATTTCATATGATCCATAAATTTTAGCACCTGCCGTATGAGCTGCCGCTGTTGTGGAAACTGGTGTTTCTCCATAAGAAGGAGCTGCTGTTCCTCGTGTACAGCCTGTTAAAGTATTTGTACTTCGGCCGGTATATTGAATAGTTTCACTAGTAATTTTTCCGTATTGTAAAGAAGCTGTGTCTGTATCAGTCGCTTCAATAACAATATATCCTGATGTAGGAAACTCTGAGCCATCGGTCAATACAATAGAAGTATCTGTGGCCGTAATAGTTGTAGCTAAAGTTGTACTTAATTCAAAAGTAGAAATGGCTACTCCCCCCACAGGATCTTTAACTTGATAAAATCTTACAGCATCATTAGTGGATCGTTGATGTCTATTCTGGTTTACAACAAGGGTAGTTCCTACTTCAGTTGTAAATGGATTATCATTTAAATGAGCAGGCGTAGCGAAAGCTACTCTTGCGGGTCTTGCTCTTTGTAAAGCTTGAGGATCCGCGCTTGTTGGTTTAGGTTGTA